CGTTTTCATAACCACACAAGAACAAATGTCCGTAGTAATCTTGAACAACTATCACAGGTCTTCCTGCTGCGATTAATTGAACTTGATTTTTAGTTAAGTTATCTAAGAATGTTAAAGTAAGGTTTAGTGTTTGAGTGTAGAAAGTAGTTCCATTTTCTCTAGAACTAGTAATTGTAGTTTCTAAGCTAGAATTACCTTTTACTTCATACTCATACCAAACAGGGGTGTCAGTAAATGCAGTTACCTCATTTAAGGTAGCAGCATCTGCTGATTCAATAGTAGCTACGACAGGGAACTCAGCAAAAAATACTGATTTAATCCCTCCGAAAGCTGATTTACAAGGGAGTACTCTTCCCGATGTTACGTTACAAGCCATGTTTTTTTTTGTTTAAATAAAAAAGGGTAGATAGACTTTTACCACCTACCCTTCTTTATGGTTAAAATTGATTAAGAATAGTAAACGATATCAGAACCGATTCCTATCTGAACTCCTGCGGTGAACCTCATAACGAATCTCACGTTCTGCGATCCGTCAATATCTTGCATGTCCAAAACCTTGATTTCTTGCATCGAATTTAATAAACCTGTTCCGAAAAATAAGTTACTTCTTTGCGCTGCAATCATCTGCTGATTAGCTAGTCCTTGTGCGACAAAAATCTTCACACCATTTACAGTCAAACTTCCGTTGTTCCACCATTGAGAACCCATGTTATTTACACCGTTTGCTCCTAGACCATTAGCAGCAAAACCACCTAAAGCCTGTACATAAAATTTAGCGATACTTGAAGGGACATAAATAAATAAATCTTCCTTTCCGTATAACGCTGCAGGGATGGCATCGACCACCCTACCTAGTTCTGTAATAACGTTCGCGGCATCAACTCCACCTCCACCAACAACGGCTACATCATTAACAGTTCCATCAGCAGTTAAAAGCGCTTGGTATCCATCATACTCACCTACGTTAGCAGCAGCACCTTGAAACATTGTAGTCTCAGTCTTCTGAGCCACCTCATTCGCAACGTGAGCAATCATGAAATCACTGAATTTTGGAGGGAGTGTTTGTCCTAATCCAAAACCCATAGATTGCGCTTCCCAATCACTTATAAAATCTTTCTTACACAACTGCAAATTTACCTGTAGTTCAGTTGGCTGAAGAATAGTCTCAGTTAAAGTAACTGAAGAATTGGGATTGAAATCACAACTAGCATCAGATACTAAAGCACCTGTATCTAGTTTTTTAATTACTTCCTTAAAAGCAATATTTGGCTTAACGGTTACACCTCCATCATTGATAGTACTTGCCGAAAGCAAAGCTGCAGCAATATATTCTCCTGCAAACTCACCTGCGTAGGTAGTTGTTATGTTGGTAGTCGTTCCTAATTGTACGTTTTTTAAACTCATCTTTTTATATTTTTAAAATTGTTAATTATGCTTCAGATGCCCAAACACCGACACCGCCAATTACATACCATTTAGTTAAAGCAACTGCTCTAAGGATAACGTAATCACCATTGTTTGCGGTAGCTTTTGTGTTTACAAAATTCTTGTTTACTACTCCTCCTGCGACTGAATCAGCAGCAGAGTTTGCAATAGTTCCATTTATACCATCTAGGGCATTTGGAGAAAGTGTAATGATATTATTTCCATCTGCTCCTGTGTTTCTAAACAGGTATGTCATTCCTAAATTACCTGCTTCAATTAAAGGCAAAGAAAGAACCAATGCGTCTGTCGCTACGTTATGATCAATACCTGCATCTCCTGCAAGAACATCAGCAGTCGCTGCAATAGTTTTTTGCGATGCTTGTACGTAAACAATATCGTTTGATGTTGTGCTAGTTGTACTCATTTTTTTATGTTATTTATTTTATTTAAAATTTTATCCAATGTTGTTTCTATTCTATTTGGCGAATATGTAAACTTCATTTCCTTTGATTCCTTTCCTTCGGGATTATGTTTGATTGCTTTAGCAGCAGGTTCAGCAGAAAGTTCTTCTTTAACTTCTTCTTCTACTTTAGCTGCTTCAACTTTATCAGCTTTTAAATCAGCGATTGCATCTTCAAGGTTTTGGATTCTTTTTTCCATTCCTTCCCAATCACCGACTTCAGCCATATCTTTATCTTCAGCCATTTCATCTTCTGCTGCTTCTTCTTCAATCATATCCTCAGTAGTCTCCTCTTCTTTTTCGGGAACCTCATCACTTACTTCTCTCACATCGGCAATCATACCTTCTTCCTCAATTACTAAAAGCCTTGAGTCTTCAAGTATATATTCACCTGTTGGAAGTGCTACTGATTCATCATCAGTAATAATGAAAATTTCCTTTCCTTTTTCAAATGATTCTGCTTCCAAAACAGTCCCATTCTCCAACTTCATCTTTTCGAGTTTTACCTCAATATTCAGAAGTGTTTTAATTTGATTTACCATTTCATTTGACTTCATACTTAATTAACGTTTATTTAAAATTATTTTGCGTTTTCAATTATGCTTTTTTCTGTATCACAAACCATTCAGTACCATCACTCCACAACTGAACCCCTTCGTATTCTTTATTGACTACATAGGCATTTGTTGATCCATCTATTGTTTGAGCGTTGATAGCAGTTATGTTTACTCTTGTGTTTGCGTTAAAGGTTGTATCTGAAAGAAACCTAATTAACCTATTCACATTCAAGGTAGCATCGGGAAGATTTAAGGTTGTGTTTTCAACTCCACCTGTTGCCGTATAGCTTAGTTTTAATAAGCCTAAACTAGTATAAGTAGTATCTGAAAGATTAACCGTTTGCCCATCCACAACCGTTAAAGATGTAGCGATTAAATAATTATCAATATCATTTAATGTAGTGTTGCTAGTTGTTCCGCTTTGAACAAGAGCAAATACTTCTGTACCTTGTAAAGCCGTTGCGGTTGGTAGTTCACTTATTTTTAAATTTCCCATTATGTTAAGATTGTTGAGTTGTCTTCTTGTAAAATTAAATTACCATCTTCTTGTGCTAGGTTGTTAAAAGTCCCTGTGACATTTCCAATGCCTTGATTAATCATTGCCCCTTGACAACACTTTCTTGAGTAAGTATTTGTGTCAGCGCATAAACAGGCACGAGTGTTTGATCTTGGTGAAGACCTACTTGGTAAAACGTTATTTCTATTTACACCTCGCATTACGCTTCTTTAAGTTCTTTTAGTTTTTTCAGTGACCAAGCCTTTGCCGACTTACCACCCCATAAAAGGTATGATATAGTTCCACAGGCTTTTGTGTCCGATTCGTTATAATACTCTTCTGCCCTGCTTAAATAAGAATACATTCTTTTAATTGTTTTTAAAGAAATGGGTTTTCCTTTAGCTAATTGTTGCGCTCTTATTTTACCTACATCAGTAGCACATTTATTGTTTACTTTCTTATTTAATTCAATTCCCCTTTTAGCATTATTCTTAACCGATGAAGGATAGTCTGAATAGGATTCCATTTCTATATCTCCATTTTTAACTATGCCTTTAATCATTGAAAGCATTTCTTTTACTTCTTCCTCATCAATATCTTCTAGGCTTAATTTTGATGCTTCTATCTTATCCGCAAAAAATCCTTCTATGCTGAATCCCTTTACCTTTCCCGTTTTTACATAATCGTTCCATACCTCTTCGTTGTTTACTTTAACCGTACCCATCCAAGTTCCTATTGGAACGCTCATATTGTACTTTCTTGACTTATCGTGAACCTCATCTTCAACTATCCAACTTTCAACTAAAGTCAATCCTTGTAGGTTACTAGAATGTTCTAGGGTTGAATTGCTTTGATATCCGTTCGTTAAGTATCTTTGCGAGGCTTTTAAGACAGTATCTTTTGAGAAATATATATAATACTCATCTCCTTCTGTCTTCCTGTATATCGGCTTATTTGGAATTAGTAAAGCACCCATTAATATTTTCTTTTCTTTGTCAACTTCTGCAAGTTTTATTTCGTCTGATTTTAACGCAATAAAATCTTCTTCAATGGCAGGTGATTCAACAATGGAAATAGCTTCTATTCCGCTTTCCTCATTGTCATCTAAAACTAGTTCTACTATTTTCATATCTATGTAACGTTTATCTTTTCTTATTTTGCTTTTATATAGTAGCTGATTCTATTATGTTACGATCTAAACTTTGTGAGGTTGTAACATCACTTGAAACCACAAAAGCCTTAACGGGTGGTTGCGATCCCATTATATCAGCGATCTGACTTGCTCCACTTGTTCCTACTACATTAAAAGAAGGTGCTTGTGATGCTGCTCCTACTGTTGCGGTTGGACGTGCAATTGATGGCATTGCAGAGGCTCTACCTCCTACTTGTGCTGCTACTTTCTTTGTTCCCTTAACTGCTTTAATTACACCCGAAATAATACCTGCTGCTGCAATACCGTAAGGAGCTAAAAAAGGTATTGCTGCAGGAAACCCTAGTGCTAATATTCGTGCAAGTCCTGTTGCCCCCGATTGACCTGCTTGTGCTGCATCTAATCCTGCTTCTAAAGATGCCCTTGTGGCTTTGCTTTGTAGAACTCCCATATCAATTAAAAGTTCTTTGGCAGCCATTGCTTGTTTCGCTACTAAGGCTGCTTTTCCTAATTTGCTTTCTGCTCCTGCTATTGCTACAATTCCATCTAATGATCTTTGGTTCATTGCAGTTTTTGCTTTTTCTTCAGCATCAATAGCTGCGATCCTTGCTTCTGCTCCTAGTCTATCCTTCTCCTCTTGTGTAAGATCAATCGCATCTTTTTGTAATTTATAAGATTGATCATAAGCTAATCGTAATGCGGCTTTTTGTTCTAAAGTTATTTTAAGCGCTTCGATCTCTTTGTATGCTCTTTCTCTTTCAAGGTCTAGTTTTTTAATTGCATCATTCGCTAATAAATCCTCTTCTTTTTTTATAAATTTTGCAAGTAGTTTTAATCGGTCTGCTTCTGCTTTGGCTTTTTCTTTTGCTAATCTTGCGGCTTCTGCTTTCTTTGCTTCAACATCTTCAAGGGAAGATTCCTCTAATGCTTTTGCTGCTTTTTGTTGTGCGACTCTTCTTACTTTTTCTTCTTGAGACAACCCGTATCTTACCCAAAATGTATTCTTTCTTGCGGTGAGTTCTCCCGATTTTTCTACCCCCTCTTGAATCCTTTTTTGACTTTGCATCAATTGCACTTCTGCAATCTTTAAATTCATTTTTATTTTTTCCGCATCTATTGCTTTACCTATGTAGGGAATCTCAGATATTAATAAAATAGCCTCATTAGAAAACTTTTTAATTATAGCAGCAAAAGCACCAAATCCTCCTAAAATAATGTCTTTACTCATTGACATCCCTATACTTAGGGAATCAAAGAAATCTTTAAAAAAGAAAGCAGTTAGATCAATTGCTTTCCCCACCCCTGCGATGGCTTTTGTTAAGTTTTTTACCAAAAATCTTTGTATAGCATTTATTGGACCTTCACCATCTTCAAGACCTAAAAGAAACCCATCCCAAGCAGAACCTAATTTAGTCATATCACCTGCAAGATTATCCAATCTAATCTCAGCCATGTCCCGTGCAGTTGTTTCTAGTTTGGTGAAATCTTCAGTTAATTGATTAATCTTTTCCCCCGAACTAGCCAAATTCAATAACGATTTAGCACCTACAATTCCAACTAACTCAATGGCGGTATTCATTTTATTACTGCTTGAGTTTATTTTTTCAAATCCCTGCTCTAATGTCAAACCTTTTTTATTTAACATTATGAAAGTCTTACTTAATCCTGTTCCTGCTATGCTTCCTTTTAATCCCGAATCAGCCAACACCCCCAACAATGCCGTAGTCTTTTCAATACTAACTCCTGTTGCTCTTGATGTTGGTGCTACTAGTTTTAATGATTCGGTTAATCCTTCAAAATTTAAAGCAGAAGATGCCGTACTTAAAGCAAGAACATCAACAACTCTTTGAGTATCTGTTGTGTCTAAGCCAAAAGCGCGAACTGTGCTACCTGCTAACATTGCAGCGCTTGACAAATCAACCTCTAATGAGGCTGCTAAATCTAAAATTGCAGGAGTTGAGTTTTCAATATCCCTAACAGAAAAACCTAACTTTGCAAGTTCTGTTTGTAATCCAACAACTTGAACCGCAGTAAAAGCAGTTGTTTCCCCTAATTGTTTTGCTTGATTTGATAGGGTTACAATCTCTTCACCCGTTGCACCCGAAACGGCTCTTAACCCCGACAAAGATTTTTGAAAATCTGCTCCTAAACTTGCTGCTGATTTAAACAAAGCGACCAAAGAACCAAAGGCAACAACCAAAGCACCCACACCTGTGCTTATCATTGCAACCTTTAACCTTGCTAACATTGGAATAGCACCTGCAACCGCAGAACTAAAACCTGCAAAAGCACCTTTTAATCCTTTACCTACGGCTTTACCTTTTTTGCCTGTATCATCGACTTCTTTGTTAAGTTTTTTTACATCCTTAACTGCTTTGTCTGTCTTAGCAATAATCTCAACTTGCTTTACAACTGCCATTTTATCTCTCTTTTAATAATCTTAAAACCTTCCTTTAATGTGGTCGGTAATTTATTTTTCCCTTGTGCTATCTTTATCCGTTCAGTATTTCCGTCCGCTTCTTCTAGCATTTTAATTATCATTTTAATCATAGTATATTGATTAATTCAAAACTTGTTTCACCTGTTTGAAAATTAGTAGACATTGAGTTTATTTTATACCTTTCATTATTGATTTCTATTACGTTATTCAATTTTAAATCGTACAAAATATTTAAAGGTAAATATGCTTTTACTTTTATAAATCTTCTTTTAACATTAAACGATTCAGAAATAAAAGTTTTGTAATACCCTTCAAATAAACTATTAGAAAAATCACTATTTAATGTCCATTCATTTACTTCATTTGGAAAGTTTATGTTTTCAACGCTAACTAAAGGATTAAGTGAAACGCTATTTGAAGGAACTATTATATCAGTCTTTGCTACGTTTGTACTTAATGTCGGTCTTACAGATACGGATGTAGTTGATCCAAATGCTTGAGATTGTTTTATAGGATAAAATAATAAAGGCTTTCCGATATAAGGCTGAACATTTTCATTTACAGAAATACCATACATTACATTGGTTTGAAAACCATAAGTCAAGTCGTTTAACCTTTCCATCTGCATGTGCTCAAAAGGTATTTTAACATTGTAAACATCTGAAGGAGCATCATAAACTAAACCATCTAAAGTATAACGAATTTCACCCCATCCAATGTTGTTTAATTGATTGTATTTTTTAGCCAATATGGTTCCTGTTCCTTCGTATAAAAAATTGATTTGCTTATAGGGTAAAGCAACATTTACCTTAACAGATCGAGTATCTAAAAACTCATCTATAGAATATTCATTTGAGGTGGTACTTCCTATCTCATTCCAATCTCTTAATTCATCCTGCCATTCTGAAGACTGTTCCTCCCATAGACCTGTGTCTAAACTTGCAAAATAATCATCGTAGGTTTTAACAACTATTTTAGAATCTTCATAATAAGCAACCAAATTGAACATCTTAAATATCCCTGTAAGAAAATCAATTATTTTCATTTCGGGTATTTGTTCATTTATAACAAAAGGAACTGCAAGAGGAATTGTAATGTTGCCCCCTGCAGTAGCAGTAAAATCATCTGTCCAATATACTTGAGTCCCGTTATTATCGTAATTACCTCCCATTTCTAAAGTCGCAGTTGAGAAAAT